AGCGGATCGTTTGTGGCGTGCACCTAGCAGCGTCAATTATAAGATGGTATCCCCATCTTGAAATAGTAGTCATTGATATGCCTATGATGAAGAAAAAAATGTGTAAACCCTTGCAATTGGAAATTTTCTGGGAAAAGAGTATATCAAAATGTGGTGGATGGCTATATACGCAGCTGCGCTCTTTTACGTTTTAACTCCAGGCATTTTCCTCAGTATTCCAGCTGGAGGATCCAAAATGACCGTTGCACTCACCCATGCCGCCGTATTCGGTTTAGTATGGATGGTCACACACAAGGCAGTTTGGCGTTTGGTTTCAGGAGGCAAGTAAATTAATCAACTCGTTTCCATACATAGTAAGGTCTAAGTTTAGCCCCTTGGTAATAAAACGCTCCTTCGTATTCCAATCCAGGAATAGACTCTTTTACGTATTCTTTCATAACTTCTATATACGGAGTTTCAGGACGATCTTCAATATACAAAACTATATGACCTCCTAATTCCAGGTGGTTATATGCTTTTCTGAGGAACGGATGTAAAAACTCGGTCATAAAATGCTCGACGTCTTTCCATGAAATCATTCCTTCGTATTTTTCTTCGTTGAAGAACGGAGGACTAGTAAACATCAAATCAAACTTTCCGTAAATTCTCACATCCTGGAACCTTCCGTATTTGACTCGGTATTTTTTATGGTCTCCTTGTCCTTTCACGTCAACGATGGCTTTATAAGCAGTCTGCATGGACGGATTTGAGTCAACGCCCACATACTCTACTCCTGAAGCTATAGCCACGCGCAATCGGTCTCCCCATCCGGCTGTGAGGTCCAACCACCGTTTCGGTTTGAACATGTCTATTACTATCATACCAATAGGAAACGGATACAGGGTACACTTTTCTCCGGTTTCTTTCTCACATCTCAATCGCTGTTCTTTTGAAAACTTGTCTGTTTCGTCAATAGATTTCCAGTCCCTAGTTCTTGGAATAATCACCGTTTTTCCTCTGAACTTTTCCATTGTTAGAATATCAGAGTTTTAAACACTTTGAATGAATTCCCATTTCAGATAATCACAAATTTTTTTCCATATTTGGTCGTGCGCAATCAATCGGTCTCTGGATTTGAGGAGTGGAAAGTAAACTTTATACTCGTCTAATTCCAGCAACTCAAAGAACTTATACAGAATGTAAGAATACGACAAGAAATTCGTTCGGTCATCAGGACAGTAAATCAAAAACGGAGCTTGAATTTCCTGGAACATCGCACGGATTTTTTCTTCAATTTCCGGTGTGATTGTAGGTGGAGGGTTTCCGTTCAGTCGTGATATGATATGTGTGGCATGCTCGTAATACTTTGATCTGTTTAGCTTCTTCAGGATTTCTCGCATATCTTTTTCCGTGAGTTCTGCGACGTTCTGGATTCTGCGTTTCTTGATTTCCAGAACCACTTCGTTCATCACTTCATTGGGAATGATAGTTGATTCCTTTGCTTGGAACTGGTTCAAAATTTCGTTCAAGTGGTTGATTTTCTTGTAAGCGTAATTGTTTCTTTCTTTTGGAGGATCGCGAAAACTTGGTAAATCTGAAACCACCAACATATACTCTTCCGAACCGCACAAAGGACACACAAGAATTCCTTCGTCCCCGATTTCTTCCCTTGCAATATTACATCTTTCACAATGTTCGGTCACGGCTTTCTTCATTTCCGAAGGTTCCCCTGTATTCAGTTTCATGCGTGAAGCGTATTCGTCAAACAGTTTCTTCTTAGACGGAGCAGAGGTTTCCGAAGTAGATTGAGCTAAATATTTAACGAACGTGTTCTGGTCCGCAGGAGCCAACGTGGTATGCTGGGTCTTTTCCCCTGTGCCGTAATATTTCAGCATAATGTCCGCGTTCTTCAAGTAATATTCGGTCAAAGGATTCTCTTTTTCAATTCGGTCTTTCAGTGTTTTTATTTCGTCTCTCACTTTAGACGCTTTCAAAATATCTAAAATATCCGAACTCACTTCCAAATCGTCCAGTTCGTATTCTAAGTTTTTAAGACGAGTTTTCAAGTCTTCAACGTTTATCGTATCTTCCTTGATGGTTCCCACAATGTTCTGGTGAACCGAGTCAAGTGTGCCTGTAACAACATCGTTCTTTTTTGAGGCCGATGCTGATTCGCGAGTCCGCTTTATGCGAAAAATATTGTCCATTGCTAAATTTACTTTTTTTGCCTTAAATTACTATTAATGTCTTCTCAGCAAATACAGGGAACATAACGCAATACCTGCTACCAAAGTGGGGACGACGAGATCGTCCGAAAAAACGCTGAAACTTTCTTTTTTTACGGTGGGACAGTTGGACATAGATACTTCTCTGCAATCGTCTGTACTGAAATCTGGACTCAAGTCTGGAGTCAAGAAGAACGAGTTTCCTCCTGTAGTCACATTACATTGGTAACATTTACATGGGGGGTACGCTTCTGCCGCTAAAGAAGACATCATGTATGTAGGGTTCAAGCCTTCAATGTCCCCCACGACTCCAGGAATCAAACCGTTGAAATCAGCAGCTAAATCGCTCATTCCTTTAGGAACCAAGTGTGCTCCTTCAGGCATGTTATTGATATAATTATGTCTTGGCTGAAGAGACCCGTCCGGAGCCGTACATACTCCACCGGTATTCACAAAGAACCGGTTTCCTAAAGGAGGATCACCGTTAACCAAAGTCTTGACGTAAGTTCCTATCGCTCCTAAGTTTGTACCCAACTGTCCGAAACTACCGCCCGAACCTACTCCTAATTTTGTAGTTGGACTTGGAACGTTATCTGCGTAGCTGTACGCTGGTCCCAAAACAGCCGTTTCTGCGTTCGATATATTAGACCACACGGAGTTCAACCCTAGGTCGCCCATTGTGTTCTAAGTGTGATTTTACTTGGGCCTTATATGCGGAATTTGTTAGGGCACATGGACGTTGTCTCAAAATAGAGTTCGAAGCGGTCTCAAAAGAGTACCCGAACTTCTTGCACATGAAGAGCAGTGCCAAGTATCCGCTGCGATTGATTCCGCATTGGCAGTGGACGTATATTTTACCGCAAGTGTCTGATCTCAAAAATGTATTCATAACTTTTTCAAATTGGGGGTACCATTCTAATATATTGCATTCAGTGCTGTCTATGGCTTCAATACAAGCATAATTATCTGGATGTTTTTCCCTGAACCATGATGGGCTGTCTTTGTTGAAAGCGCAATTCACCACGTGAGTAATGTTATGCATACGGACGAATCCGGGGGTCAAGTAATGTCCTGGCCCGAAAAGGATGTTCGTGTGTATTTTAGCAGGAGGATCGTTGTCCCATCCACGAGAATTTCTACGAATGGCTATCCAATCCATTACTTTATTGATTCACAAAATACGAAAACTTAAATCAATGTTGCACCTAGGGTCCCTACGACGTATCCAATAGCTACAGCTACAGCAGCTAAGATAGCTGCGCCCATGTAAGAAGGAACGCCGCCGGCAGTATACGTATTTGGAATGTATTGCAAAATAAGAGAACGAGGAGTGGATAAGGAAATGATCATGGCGGCTAAAAAGAAGCCGAAATAAGTCATTAAGTTTCTTACAGAATTGCGAACGACTGCGAAGGTATGTGAATCGCTGCGCAAGGTCATTGCAGGAGTGTTTGCTTCGGAAGTAGGAGTCATCTTGTTCGTCAAAAAAGGGTCAGTGCCTCCTGTGACGATAGGAGAAAAGGTGGTGGATTGAGGGAGACTGGGATTTTGAACGGGTCCGGCGCCCATTAAATCGCTTAAATCAGTTGCTCCGTCGGCCATTTACTTAAATGATGGTAATTCGCATTCGGCATCTTCCGCAACGTACTTGACGCACTTATTTCCGTGACGAACAACTCGACCTTCTACCTTGTCTACGGGAACAGACAAGGCGTTTCTTACGGGAATAGGACGGTGAAAAAGCATGATGATGACGCCAAGACCAATCAAGAACGAGAAGAATGGAATGTTCTTTTGGTCCTTGAAGATATGTAATACACGACTAACGAACATCTCTTACTTTTGAGAAGCGAGTAAATTAAGCGACGTTTGTGTTCCGTCGCAAGGAACTTCTACTGCCTTGAACTTTACGCATCCAGATTTGGTGTGGAAGGCTTTTTTGCTGTCAGGAGTAGGAGTTGCTTCTTCGTCTCGAGGAGGAGGCGAAAACACGGCGACAATTAACATTCCTACTAAACTTCCAACGAACAACCAGGGCAATGATATCATTGTTACTTTAAAGGTTTAATTTTTAGATAAGTCGTTCAACAAATATAGTTCCAGAACCATTACCTGATGCACTTCCAAGACAAAATGTAACACGATATATTCTGCTGTTGGTTGTATCTTGGACGTTGATTATTGCACTGTCTCCACCTGAACCCATATTTGTAGTAAAGAAGCTTGTCCAAGTACTTGCACTCAAAGTCGTTCCACCGTTTGTAAATACAAGAGCGTACGTTTGTCCACTTAAACTTGCGAATACTGAAAAGTTAATTACTGGAGTTGCACTATTACCTCTTACTTGGGGGTACACGTTACCAGACGAAGGATTTAACTGAAATTGTAGAGCGTCTGCAGTCACTATTGTTGGTGAAGCTGCGTTGAACCCACTTAAGGCGAGTGAAGGAGTATAAGACGTTATTTGACCAGAATCTGCGACATCTAAAAGAGTTCCAGAATAACCGCTATTGAGTATTTGAAGGTTTCCTGCATTAGATAAACGTAACGTTTTGTTTGGATTTGTAGATCCAGCATAAGTATTGGTGGCTCTCAGAAAATTAGAGTATCCTGCTCCTCCAAATGTATCTGTTCCAGTCACTTGTATCCCCGGATTGGCTCCCGAATAAGTTTGAATGGCTCCAGAGTTGTTAAGTTGAAGTTGGTTTGTGGAAGAAACAAGTAAATTGTTTGATGAGTTTATAGATACTGCACCATACTGATACGGTAAATTAGTAGTATACTGGTTAGTAGGAACACCTATTATAAAAATACCTGAACCACCATTACCTGCAATTCCAGAAGGATATATACCGTCGGCACCACCACCACCACCCAATCCATTTGTTCCATTGGTACCGTTTGAGTTAGATCCTCCGTTACCACCTCCACCTAAACCACCAACTCCACCACCACCGTAACCGGTTATAAAATTTCCACCACCTCCACCACCACCGTAATACGTTCCTAAAAATTGAATACCTACTCCACCATCTGCATGATACGTTGAAGCAGGATCTGATGATCCAGGTTGATTCAAACCATTCGCTCCAATACCACCACCACCTCCACCACCATAAGGTGATGATGATTCTCCTTGAGTATTACCACCATTACCTCCTTGATAGCCAGTTCCACCTGGAGTAGTGTTGTAAACTGAAGCACCTCCACCGCAACCACCTGTATGTCCGTAAGAATTGCCTGTACCAACATTACAGCCTCCTCCACCACCCCCTACAGCAGTAATAGAAGGCGACGTAATATTACAAACTGTATTTGTTCCATTAAAACCTGATTGTGAAGAAGACGTAGAACCTGCTCCTCCGTTGCCAATTGTTATGGTATAAGAACCAGAAGTTACACTTAGATAGCCTGCGTTATATTGTAAACCAGGGAAAGCTGCAATTCCAGACACGTTTGTTTGTAAACCACCTCCACCACCTCCACCCCCACCACCTCCACCACCTCCTCCACCA